CGGCGAGGTTGTCGTCCTCTTCAATGTAGAAGTCGAAGAACTCACCGGCCCGGCTGAACACTATGTTCTCGTCACCGGCCAGAACCAGCCGGTTCCGATGGAAGCTAATGTCCGAAATCTTATGCTCATCAAGCCAGAGCGAAGGTACGGGGTTGGTGTCGTCGTCTCCGGTCCATCGGAAACCCCATGTGGGTTGATCAATGTCGAAGAAGTACTGGTTGGACCCGGCTTTGTGGTGTCGTTCCGCGTCCTTGGCCGTGAGTTGCTTTGCATAGATCGCCACCTCGTCGATGGTGCCGTCGAAGTAGTTTGCCGGTGTCCCCCCGCCTCGCGCCCCGATGGCGAAGTCTTCGGTGAAGTCGCTCATCGCGGAGATGGACCCGGTGGTGATGTCGGTGACACTCAGCGCCACGCCGTCGACGTAGATCTCCCACGTTTCGTCGGTGGGGTTCCACGTTGCCATGATGTGGTGCGCCGAGTTGTCGTTGACGTCCGCTGCGGCTTGCCCGTCGGCTGTGGTGCCCGAGGTTCCGTCCTTGATGCGCACGTAGATGTCACCGTCGACGTAGCTTGACCCGTCGTTAGTGTTCACCATCAACTCGATGACGTCGGCGGTGCTTGAGTCGAGAATTCCCATCACGCACATCGCATTGGACGTGTCGGATGTCTTGATCCATGCCTCGAGTGTGATGCCATTGTCGTCCGAGTCCGATCCGAACGAACCCAGCGTGCCGCAGTCGGTGCGATCACTGGACGCAGCCACGTACAGGCAGGACAGGTCCGCATCGCCGGTCAGCAGGGAGGTCTGCGCGGAGATGGTCGCATCGGTGTGCGTGCCGTCCGATTGGCTGGTTTCATCGTTGGCCGCGGTGCCGCTCGCGTCACCGAGCCGCCAGTACGACCTCGGCCCACTGGCCTTGATGATCGTTTCGGTGCCGGCGTTGTGTCGTACGATCTGCACCGGCATGGTGGTTTCGTCGAGTTCGGCGCTCGGCTGGTCGGACGGCGCCACGCGCGACCAGCGGTCGTTGATCGTGGAGTTGTCGTCGTCGGGCAGTGCCGCCCCGGTGCCCACGGTGTAGACCGCANCGGTGGAGTGGTCGAAGGATCGCGTGCCGATGGTCCAGTTGTATCCCGAGTCCGGTGCGATCAGCACGGTGTTGCTCGCATCTTCCTCGGAGAACCTGCCGTTCGGCCCGCGGTACGGGCTGGTGAACAGGAAGTGCCCCTTGGTGGCCGAATCCCAGATCCACGTACACAGCGCGTTGCGTGCGCCCGCGGCCTGCATGGTGTCCTGCACGATGGCGGCGACCTCGTTCATGTCGGTCGGCTGCCGCTGCGCCATGTCCCACACGACGTTGTACGACACGCCGATCCCGTCGATGTCGATGTCGCTCTTGTTTGCCCCTGACAGTGCGCTGCCCCCGTCGTTCAGCCCAAGTTCGATCTGGTGGTCGCTGANCTTGGACACGATCGGGTAGTGATCTNCAGTGCCGCCCCCGCCGGTGATGTTGACGTAGTCACCGTCGGTCCATGTGTAGTCGGCGAAGTTCCCGCCCGCAGCATCGCCGAGGTAACCACCCACGCCTTCGCTTTCGTCGTAGTCCTGGTCGTCAACCGAGATCCATGTGTGGTTGAACATGATCCTGAACCCGCCGGGGTTCCTGCCTGCAACCGTGTAGTCGGTGACCAGGTCGTCATTGCCGGCGGCGCGCGGCTGGATCGTCGAATACGTGCCCTCGCCCGAGTCGTACTTCCAGTACCCCTTGGTGTGCAGGGCATCGCTCTCGTTGGTCTTGTGGTACGACTCGTTGGTTGCCGGTGTGCGAGCCGTCATGACGCTGTAGTTGTCATGGTGGGCGTCAATGTCGTACTGGGTGCTGGCCTTGCCCTTCGCATCCACCGTGGTGTTCAGAACGAATGTGAAGTCCTTGATCGTTGCCAGTCGCAACTGGTCGGGCGTCGGCGTGTTCAGGTTGAGGTAGGTCTGGGCCTCGGTCGAGATCACCTGGTTGATGACTGTTCCGGCCTCGTCGGTGATGATGAACGTGGCTGTGCCGCTCACCTGCCCGTAGATGATCAGGTACTTTTCGTCGCCGTCACGCACGATCGGGTGCATGCGGTAGGTGCCGCCGAGCGTCAGTTCGGTCACGGTCTTGACGTACACTGACCCGGGCCTCTTCATTGCGCCTTCGACAACGCTGAACTTCACGTTGTCCGCGACCTCCACCTGGTTCGGGTGTCGCAGGTGCGGCGCCTGTTTCGAGATGCCGCCGTAGATCGACGGAATGCGAATCGTTGCTTCAGGCATCAGGGATTCCAACTCACGCCGGTGCTTCGTGCCAGTGCGGCGTTACGCACGCCCCTGACTCGTTGTGCATCGGAGGTGTCGAAGATGTTGACGCGCCGGTATTCCATGTCTTCTGCTTCGAACGCGGTCTTGGCCGTGAGCAGCTGGTCGCGCGCGAAACTGTCGTCCTTCTCGCCTCGCTTCTCCGCACGCTGAAACTCGACTGCTGCCGCGGCGACGATGTAGTCGCGCATGGCGTCGGTCATCTCGTCCAGCGTGAGCTCGATGACCACGTCGAGGACCATGTCGCTGTCGAAGGTGTAGTCGTTGTCCTTGAGGTCGAACACCTTGTCATTGCGTTTGGTGACCCGGCCTCGCCAGTGGGAGCTCGCCATCACGGGTGTGATCTTGAGGACGTTGGATGCGAGATCGATTTCGCTGTCGCCGGAGTCGGGTGTGTAGCTCTGCTCCTTGAGCGTGTTCTGTCCCCAGCCCCGCATCTGGATGAGCTCGAGGTGTTCGTCGAGGATGGTTTCGGCGCGGGCACGCAGCGAGGTTCCGCCGGTGTCCAGCGCCGTGGCCGGTGGTTCGCCGAGGATCCGCAGCATCTTGTTGACGGCGTCGAGCGTGGCGGACGTGCCGGAACCCTGCGAGATGAAGTTGAAGAAGTAGACGACCGTGTTGTAGACCGCTTCAACCCACCACTCGTAGGTCAGGCCGCTGGCCGGGTCCGGGTCGATGGTGTAGGTGTAGATGCCGGTCGACTGCGCCGTCATGGCGGTGTCGTCGGCGACCACCGTGGCATTGGTGTCGGTGCGGCGCACGCCATAGGTGGCGGTGGATTCAGACAGTGTTGGCGCGGCGTCGAGGTCAGTGAGTACGCCGTCAACCTTGTGTTCAAACGTCAGCGTGGTGGTGCTCATGTGCCTGATCCTCTGACTGCGGTGGCGTTCACGGTGATGTCACGGCCCTGCCGGTCGGGGATGATGGTGGCCTTGTCGGTCGCCGCCATGGTGAAGATGCCCGGGTCGGACACAAGCGTGATGGTCTTGCTCGCGCCGGTGTAGTCCTTGATAACCCCGAGCGCCTTCTGCACTGCGGTGGACACATCCTCGATGATGATGGTGCATCCGTTGTAGGCGTCGTCGTCGGCGGATCCGGCGGTGAGTGTGAACGAGGTTTGTGATGCCAGCGTGGCGATGGTGGTCTTGAGTATCGTTCCGCCCGCTTCGATGTCGTCGATGTTGGCGTTCATCGCATCGAGGTCCAGCCCGCCGGCATCGGAGATGGGCAGACCGCCGCCGGCATCGGCTGCGGCTGCGGGCAGGGCTGTGCCGGTGAGTCCTCGCGTGGCACTGTAGTTGTCGCACGCGGATTCCAGGTTGTCGGCTGCGGTGGTGTCCTCGGATACGGCCTTCACGTTCACGTCCATGTAGCCGGTATCCTTGACGGCGTACAGCGAATCCCACGCCGCCTCGGCCATGACGTTGTATTCGTGTCGCACGGGCAGAGCGCCCGATTCGTGGACAATCAGGACGAGTTGGCCCTCGGTGTTGGTATCGGTGGCGTTGAGTTCGCAGTTGTAGTAGCCGTCGTCATCGAACTCGGCAGGCGTATCGTCGCTCTTTTGTGCGAGGTCTTGCCCGTTCTTTGACAGTTTGATGTCCGCCTGCGATAGCGTCAGGCCGTCCTCGGTCGTATTCCCGTCCGTTGAGTCAACGAATGGGCCGATTAGCACATCAACGACGGTGTTTGCTTTCAGGTCCATCAGTTACCTCGCGCCGATGTTCTTGGTGTAGTGGTGCGACATGACGGGGACAGCACCCGCCACCGCATAGTCCACGGTGATCTTGACGTAATCGACCATGTACGTTCCGGGCGACCCCGCCGTGTTGTAGAAGTCGAAGATGAACCCGAAGTTTGAGTTCGTGACCTGTGCGATGCTGTACATGGCATCAGGAGCCAGGTCGTATTCGTACACCACGTCGCTGGTCGTCCACGTATCGCCGCTGGCCTTGTTCGTCGCATTTTTGGTTGCGGCTGCCTGAGCGTTTGAACTGGCGTCACTGCAAAAGTGAACGAAGTAGTCCATCGACCCGGTGGGGCCGGAAGCATTCAGCTTCCGCTCCATGTACATCTTGATCGAGTTGATGCCGGTTGCGCCGGTGAGGGCAAACCCGAAGTTGTACCCTCGAAGTGCCCTCGACTTTTGGCCGACGTTCAGGTTGCCCTGTGCATACGACCCGTCGTCGGCTTCAACCTCAGTCGGCCCGACAGCCCATGCGGTCCAGCCGTGCCAGCCGTTGTAGAACGCCGTCGTACCGGGATATTGTGTTTCCGGGCTGGCCATGATTAATCCAATGCGTCAATCGCGTCGGCCATTGCGGTGAGTTTGGCCTGCAACGCCGCTGTTGCCCAGCTGGCGAACACCGAGTCCACCACCTGGCTCACCTTGCCGCCGGCGTTGCGTTGCAGGTTCAGCGTGACCCACGCATCGCCGCCGAACAGGTTGGCGATCTCATCCATCGCGTCGTCCATGAGCGCCCCGACGGTGCCGATGGCGGCCCCCAGTGTGGGCAGGTCCACGGTGGTTTCCTCTGGCAGCCGGGCGACGACCAGCGGGTCGGCCATAGCGGTCGTGCCGATACTGCGATTGGCGATAATGAAGTTCGTCACATCACGCAACTGCATCGCGGTGACGTTGCCGGTGGACATGACGTTCACGGATGACCGACACATGCCGACGATGCTGTCAGCCTGCTGCCGGAACGCGANGATCTTTTCGGATGTGGTTGGTGTGACCATGGGTGTGTCCTATTCGTTGATGATCTGGTATTCGGCCACATCACCAACGTTGAGGCCCGTGACGTAGACCTTGGATGCGTCGTCGATCTCGATCTCGAAGCCTGCGTAGTTGGTGTCCAGCAGCGTGCGCCCGCCGGACGCGTTGTCGTTGACGGAGTCGATACCGATGATCAGTGCTCCATCGTTGGTGGCCCCGATGGTGTGGTCCGCGGTCGGCGCGCCGAACCACACGGCCACGCAGGGCGTCTTGACGGCGGTGAGTTGCACGGTGGTGTCGNNAACGGCGAGCTCGCCCTGCGCGCTCACGAATCTGCGTGATCTTTCAGACATGGTTAGAGCTCCGCGTCACCGATGATCTGGTACTGGACCGAGTCACCGGCGTTGACTGCTGAACAGTAGATTTTGTTGGCGTCGTCGATGGGGATCTCGACGGCGAGGTTCGTGCTAACGCCGACGTGCCTGCCTCCGGAGCGGTTTGCCGCCTCGGTGGTGCCGATCCCGACAATCACGTCATCGTTGGCGGTGTTCACCTCACTGGTGTGATGGGCGAACGACACGAAGAATCGCACGCTGGTACACGGGGTGGATGCGGAAACAAGCTGTACGTTTCCATCACCGACGATGCGCTCACCTTGGGAGATGATGGTTTGTCTTGAGCGTTCAGCCATGGTTATGGTCCTGCCGGTAGGGTGGGAACGAAACTCTTGAGTAGCATCTCGGCGACCTCGGGTGCGATGTCAGCCGCCTTGATCCACACTTCGGCTTGCGCTTGCGTCATGCCCTTGGTGCCCTCGATCGTGTTGGCGACCTGCTCGTTGAATGCGGCGATCGGATCGCTGACGTTGAACTGGAAGTCGGCGATCTTGAGCATGGGCTGGCCCGGCTCGGGTTGCGGGGTGAACTCCACCCCTGTCATCGAGCCGTCACGGGGACTCCAGACGGTGGCCACACCCGCCGATTGATTGAACGTAACAATAGCGCCCACACCTGGGGTGGTATACCACGCACCCCCCTCGTCCTGCATCCCCTGCGTGATAGGGAGAGTCCCGCTGGTAGCGGAGATCTTCCCCTCTCCGTCCATGTGGGCGGTGTGCCCGGCTTGGTTGTGCAGTCGCCCTGCGTCGATGGTGGACGAGCCGCGGCCGCCGGTGTCACAGCCGGCAATGGCGAACGCGAGGTACAGCGACAATGCAAGTACGCCGATCAGGATGAGCATCTGTTTCAAGGTTTGGTCGATAGCCATGGGTGTTATCCTTTGCGTTTGACCCACGAACGTCCGCCGGTGTACAGGCCGGCGAGTCCGAGGATCGAGATGGTGACCTCCGTGGGTGCATCGGTGAACAGTTCAAGTGCCGTCACGCCGAGTACTGACAGTATGTTGAACAGGAACTCTGTCGATTTGATTCCGGGCTTCATGGGATTACTCCGATTGTTTAAGGAGGATCATCAGGATGGCGATGCTGCCCGGCACCGCTCCGGCGAGCGCCCCCCACAGCCCGGCCTTTACCTTGAGGATCGTGATGTCGCCTCGCAGTTCGTTGATTTCTCTGGATATTCTATCCAGCTTGGCTTCGTGCCGCTGTAATGTGTCTAGCACCAGTCGCTGATCTCGGATGTACTCGCCGTTACCCCTCGGTGCTTCTGAAATACCGTCAGTCATGGTGCTGGCCCCGTAAAAAGAATGACTGCCCCGTAGGAATCTTGCCTATAAATACCGCTGTGCGGCTTGTCGGCTTCGATAATCATGGAGTCGCCAGTTTTCAGGGCCAGCTTCTCTCCGTCGCCCATCTCAACGTCAACGTGGCCCGAGAGCAGGCATGTGATCTCCCGCCACGGGTGGCTGTGCTGCTCAATGACGGTGCCCTCGGCGCAGTAAAACACTCTGATGTGGCCGGGGCATTTCCATGACAGTTCATATGCGTCGATATGCCCTGTTTTCGGGCCCGCCTTGATTTGGACGACGGTGGGATTCCCATTGATTGCCTTCTGCGCCTGTTTCAGGAGCTTGAGTGTCTGCTCGGTCGACGTGTCAGGCGTGATGGGCATGGGCCAAAGCCTCGGTTAAAACCCCTCACCACGTTTCCGCAATGAGGGATTGGAGCATGACATCGAATCAGCGTTCCTGGATGACTTCGACCCAGTCGACGAACGAGTTCACCTGGGCCACACCTTCGTGTGCCTTGGCGCCCATGACAACGTGCATCTCTTCAAGACCGGAGATGGTGATGTCGATCGCGTCGGCCATCTTGCCATCCACGATCGGAACGATCTTGCCGGTCGTGCCGTCGTTGGGATGGTAGAAGAACTCGATGGTGTGGTCGGACGCTTCGGTGAAGTCGCCGACGAACGACGTGGTGTCGATCGTCTGGGTCGCAGCGTTCGACACGGTGACGATCCAGTCGTCGTCTTCCGTGGTGCCTTCGGGCTTCAGGAACAGACAGCCGTCGAAGGTGGTGACAACCGTACCGCCGCCGTCGACGATGGTGTCGGCAGCGGCCACGCTGGACAGACCGGCGCAGAAGCTGGACACGCCCGTCGTCGNGGTCGACNNGACGTTGCACTTCAGGGCGAAGTACACATGCCGGGTGGTGTCGAAGATGAAGTCCTCGCCGATACTCGAGGCGTAGACCTCGTTGTTGTCGCTGTTGCCGGTGACGAGGGATGCCCATCCGCCGAGCGCATCACGGTTGACCGCCGTGCCTGCGCCGGTTCCGGCCAGCGCCCACGATGCACCGGCATCCCAGTTGTGGAAGTCGTCCCAGAACCGGATGTAACTCTGGGGATTGAGGATCGCACGCTCGCGCATCAGGTCAACTTTGTGCTCGCCGAGGATGCGATTGCCTTGATTGGCATTAGCCATTGGTATGGCCTCCGTAATTGATTGTCAGAAAAACAGGGTCCGGTAGACACTGCCCACCGGACCCTGTGTACCAAAAGGATACACCCGCCGGTGGCGAGGTTGCCTTTCACAGTGGGTCAGGCAGAGTCAACGTGAATCACGCCCGCGCAGTACGGGCCGAGCACGCCGGCGCCCACCATCATCTGTCCCTTGGTGAACCACGTATTACGCCGCTCGTCGAATCCCATGTACGAGTAGATGGGACCGAGTTCGGGGTTGGACGCGGCAACGTAGCCGATGGCCGAGTTGCCTTCGTCCGCACCGCAGAGCGCGAGCGCAACGGGTTGACCTTCATCGGACCCGGCGGCAGTGAAGTCCTGCCGATACTTCGTCGGGCCGGTCTGAACGTCGGTCGAGGGCAGCAGGTTCGTCGGCGGAAGGATGTCGAATCCCTGAACGTGGCCGATGATGCGGCGGTTCAGGTCGTTCGAACGCTGCGCCGAGTACGCCTGGTCGAAGATGGTCAGATCCATGCCGAGCACGCGCCGCAGGTACGGGGTGATCATGAGGAACCGGCCAGCTTCGGGAACATTGTCGACGTCCATCGCATACGCGAGGGCGCCGATGTCGTTGATCANGTTCTGGGCGCCGGTCGTGGTCACCGGCCACGCAGCGGCCTCGGTCGCGGCCACGCGCTCGACGGCGTTGCCGCCGTTGTGCATCGTGATCGTTCCCTTGGTGCTGGCGGCGGTGTACGCGGCCTTCAGCCCGGTGATGATCAGTTTCTTCTCGAAGTCGGTGGCAAGCTTGCGACCGATCTTGCGAGCAGCGGGACGGAGGATGTCGAAGTGAGCCAGCTGGATCTGGTCGACGGGCAGATCGTAGTGACCTACGAGGATGCCGTCGATGGTGATCGAGCCTTCGTCGACCTCGAGGGTCTGACCGAGCAACTCGGTGCCCGGCGTGTGGTACTCGGGGTCGCCGTCTTCCAGCGACATCTGGATGAACTGTTCGGACTTCCCGCTGGTGACGATCTTGGATGACACGACAGCGCCGTCGAGGGATTCGGATCCCACGCCTTCGGGGCCGACGGTGTTCCACAGGAATGTCTTGTCGTGAAACGCCTCGGCGATCCAGCCCGAGAACATCTCGAGGGCGAGTTCGTCATCCACGCCGTTCTTGGCGAGGAATCTTTGTGCGTCAGATGCGGCCATGTGAATGACCTCCTACAAATGAAGCGATAGTGAAACCAGTAGCACAATGCTTCGGCTGCTACGTTCCAGTTATCCGCGTCTTTCGTGGGCCTTGGAGGTTATCCACTGGCTGCGGGCTGAGATGTCGAGCCCGGGATGCGATGGCAGGTGCGGTACGAATTCGGCCTTACCATTTCGCTGCCCGTAAAACTCCGACCGGGCGTTAACCCAGTCAGAGTAAGTGTAGCATCACGATTGCTTGCCGGCGACCTCCGTGGCCTGATCGATGGCCATGATTTTCTGAACCACCTCCTCTCGCCACGCCTTGTTGCGCCGGTCGCCGGTCGGCACAGGCTCGCCGTGGCCTGCCAGCAAGCCGGCCAGTTCACTGGTCGACATGTTGTGGTAGGGGGAGTCTTCGACGTCCAGTGGAGGGGCGGGCGGTTCACCGGGTTGGACACTCTGTTGGTCAACTGGGCCTGTTAGGGTGTTATCAATGTCCTCGCCGGTGAGTTCCGCCAGCTTCCTGCGCAGTTCGATGTTCTCGGCTGCGATCTCGCCCACGTCGCGGGGTTTGGCCATCGGGTTGGCCGAGTTCAGCGCCGCATCGAGCGACAGTCGGGTGCCGTCGTCGCCCAATGCCTCGACTTCCTCGGTGTGCCACTTTTCGCCGGTCAGGCGGGACACCAGCGAGCATTGCGTGTACTCGGTGAAGTGGGCCTGCGGCACATTGGGGTTTTCCGACCGTCGTGCGGTGGTAAACGCCGCATTGGACTGAAGTGCGTCGAGTTGCTCTGTCTGTTCGGGTGTGAATTGAATCATGGGTGTTCCTTAGAGTATCGGGTTGCCTTTGCGTGCCGCACGGTGGCTCCGCAGCCGCTCCTGTGCCGCGGCATCGCCCTTTGCGGCGTCATTGATGGTCTTCTTGTACTCCGCAACGTCGGCAATATAGCCGGATCCGCCGGTTGACGGCGTTCGGTCGCCCTCGGCCAGCGGCTGGACGTTGCCCGCCTCAACCGCCTGGGCGTGAAATGCCTGAAGGTCACGCATGGCGCCCTTGTAGGACGATTCCCTGCTGAGCCGCTCGTTGAGGTCGGCGAACTCTTCCGCCGGCACGGTGACCGAGGCGCTCTGGAGCAGGACGTTGAGCTGCTGCTCGCCGCCGACCATGGCAACGGCGTCGGCCTTGATGTGTGCCTGCCTCTGGGCCTCGGTCTGACGCTTCATGGCGATGCCGTCGATCACCGCATCGACCACGTTCTTGCCGTATGCGGCGTTGACGCTGGCAATACGGGCGTAGGTCTGCTCGGTGAGTTGGTTGTTGTTGTCGTTCCACTCCTGAGCGATCGCTTCGGGCGTGGAGCCGATGGCGGTGAGCACCTGCTCGATGGTGGCATCACCCTCGACGACCTGCGGGGTGATTGAAAGAGCCTGCCCGCTGTCCGGTTGGGTCGGGGAGGCCTCATCCGGTTTAGCAACGGGCGGCTGGGCCGGTTCTGGCGGTGGATCCGCCGGTTTTACAGCGTTCATGCGGCTCTGGATGCGTTCCATGGCCTTGTACTGCACGACTGCCTCGTCGATGGTGCGTGCCTGCCCGTCGATACCCACGATGTCACGGGTGTCGGGGACCGGCATTCCCACGGCGAGGGCAATGTTGCGGAATCCTGTTTCGAAGGACGCCTGATTGTCGAACTTGCCGACAATCTTGTCTTGTACGTCACCTTCAGGCATGGGTGTACCCTTTCAGTTCAGAGGTTGTCGTGGCG